ATGTCTAAGAAACTACTAAGAGAATATTACGCATTATGCGACGGCAATGTTTGCAAAGATCTTCTTACAGAAGAAGAAAAAAGATTTATTGCTGATGGAGGAATGATACTATCGGGTGTTATGCAGAAGTCTGACACTCGTAATGGTAATGGTAGAATTTATCCACATAATGTATTAATGCGTGAGATGAAGAATTATCAAAAACTAGTTAAAGAAAGAAGAGCATTAGGAGAACTGGATCACCCAGATGACTCAGTTATTAATCTAAGAAATTGTTCTCATATGATAACTGAAGTTTGGTGGGATGGCAATGCTGTTATGGGAAAAGCTAAGGTACTCGATACACCATCTGGTAAAATTCTTCGTTCTCTTGTTGATTCTGGTGTCACTCTTGGTATTTCTTCTCGCGGTATGGGTTCGGTCAATGAATCGAACGGAGACACAATAGTCGAAGACGACTTTCAATTAATTTGTTTTGATTTTGTTTCTGAGCCATCAACGCCCGGTGCTTTTATGATGAAAGAAGCAAAAGAATATAAAAATAATATATTCACGAAAGCAGACAAAGTTAATCGTTTGTTAAACGAGGTTCTGGAAGATGAGGATAAGTAAAGGCCAGCTTGAAAAAATAATTTCAGAAGAACTTCAAAAAGAGTTAAAAATTCTTGATAGAGCAGTCCAAAGAGGGCTTGCTCCCACCAAAGGTCTATCCACTCCTCCAGCAACAGAAGAACCAGCAGAAGAACCAGCAGAAGAGCCAGAACCAGAACCGGAGCCAGAACCAGAAGTAGAGGAAGCCCCTGATATTCTTGCAGCAGTAGAGGAGCCACAGGTAGAAAAATATCGTAAAATTATTAATTCTGCCAATAAAGATAACTTTAAAAAAATATTAGAAAAAATAAAACTAGATCATCTCCCAGAAATATATGATATATTAGAATCTGCAATTCTTAAAAATATATTTAAAGAACAATACGGACAAAGACTTAACAATACAACTACTGTAGGCAGTATGAATAAAACAATAGAAGACATCTCAAAGCTTATAAATGATGGTGATAAAAAAGATAATTATTGGGGGCAAAAAAAACCTTTTAGTATTTTTATTGCCGATAAAATAAAAGAAAAAGGACAAGAAAAAGGACAAGAATGGTCACCGATAAGCGAAGACAACTGGAGAATTTTTTTACAAAAAGCTTTCCCAAATATATTTAATTATAATTACGATGCATATATGAATAATGTCATCTTCCCTATGTTTGATGTAATAAAACAAGATTATCCAAACATCGTGTCACCACCAGCAAGGATGGAAAGAAAAATTTACAATCGATGGAAACTAATCGCAGGAATAAAATGAAAAAAAATGATTTAAAGAAATTGCTGAAACCTCTTATCAAAGAATGTGTTCAAGAAATGATTCTTGAAGAGGGGCTAATAACAAATGTTGTTTCTGAAGTAATGGCTGGTATGCAAGGACAAGTTATTACAGAAAAACGACAAGCAGCACCACAAAATAATTTTGAAGATAATATGATAAAAGAAAAATCAGCAGCGGCTCGTAAGAAGCTACAAGAACACAGAAGAAAATTAATGGATGCTATTGGCAAAGATTCTTATAATGGTGTTGATATTTTTGAAAATGTAGAACCAATGAGACAACAAGCAGCACCTACTCCAAGAGCAGGAGCAGTTGATTTAGGCGACCCTAACGATGCAGGGGTTGATATCAGTTCCATACTTGGAAATGCATCAGATATTTGGAAGGCAATTAAATGAGTAAGCGTACAAACGTAAAAGTTACGTCAAAGCAATGTCGCGGAAATACAGAAAAGATGATCCGCAGATTTATAAAGAAAACAAAAAAAGAAAAAATCATTGAAGAATGTAGAGACAGAGAATATTATACAAAGCCATCTGATCTTAAGCGAGCTAAGGCACGCAGAGCAAAAAGGCTTCATCAAAAAGAACTGGACAAGCAAAAGTCTTTAGAAAGAAAAAATAAATAGTACACACTATTTATGTTTGATATAGGAGAAAATTATGAGCGGTATTTCATGGAAAATGGATGTTGGTGTCAACCATGTCCCAGCATATCAAGTAAGCGGAAGACCATTTGCTACTGGTTCTATTAATGCAACAACAGCAACTAAAGTTGAATTTCCTTATGTAACACGTTGGATCTATGTTGTCAATCATGGAGGGGCAGATTGCAGACTCGGCTTTTCTCAGGCTGGTGTAGAGGGCACAAACTATCTTCGACTACCTGCCCCGGCAGCAGGAGAAAATACAAACTCTATGAGATTAGAACTAAAAGTTTCTGAAGTTTGGTTATCTGGTTCTAATGGAGTTGATGTTATGGCTGGTTTAACAACGATTTTACCAGATAGAATTTCTGGCTCTACTGGTCCTTCTTGGTCAGGTTCAGCAGGAGTTGGTTAATAGTGGCAAACTTCAATTGGGCATATATTAATGTAGATGGAGTAACTGCTGTTAATGCTTTATCAGCTTCTACTTATGTTTCTGCTTCAACGTTTCATGGCGATGGAAGTGGATTAACTGGAATTACGCCAGCAGCAGCAGGAAGCGATGGACAGATACAATATAATGAATCCAACGCCTTAACTGCTTCTTCTAATTTAGTTTGGGGAAATAACGATAGTATCCTATCTGTCACAGGACAAATATCTGCTTCTCTTGGAATCACCGGTTCTGAGGTGTATGCTGATGAATTTTATGGAAATTTAGAGGGAGCAATTATGTTCCCGGCAATAAACGATGAAGGTGCTTCGATATCAAAAGGCCAAGTTGTTTATATTAAAGGTATTTCTGGTCAGACTCCAACTGTTGCTTTGGCTGCTTGTGATGATGCTGCTAAAATGCCTGCATTTGGTTTGGCTTTTACTAATGCGGCAAATGGGGCAGCAGTTCAAATTGTTACTTTTGGAAGTATTCAAAATTTAAATCTTGCTACGTTATATGGTGGCAGTTTTTCCGTTGGAGATACCGTATTTGTTCAGACTGGTTCTGGAGGAACGTCGGGTTCTTTGACTGCTACAGCACCAACTGGTTCTGGCAATCTTCTTCAAAATATGGGAAGAGTTGTTAGAAATGGTGGTGGTGGCGATGGACAAATAAAAGTTGGTGGTGCAGGCAGAACAAACGCAACACCCAACTTGGATAAAGGTTATATCTTTATTGGCAGTGACACAGATCAAGCAACACAAGATAATACAATTTATGTTTCTTCTTCTGCCAATCAAGTTGGCATTAATACAACTACAACAACCCACACTTTGACCGTTAACGGTGCCATTTCTGGTACTTTGCTTTACGGAGACGGAAGCAACTTATCAGGAATATCTGGCGGAAGTTCGACATCTTATAATAGTTTTACAGCGAATTTTGATGTTTCTGCATCTTATGATGTCATGGGCATAAATAGTTCTGGTTCTGTTGTGACAGCCTCATTAGCAGCCGCCAATACCTATACAGCAGGACAAAGATTGGTTTTTAAGGATATTGAGGGAAGCGGTAGCACAAACAATATTGTTATCGAGCCTTCTGGATCTCAGACTATTGATGGCGGAACAAGTGTTAAAATACAAACAAACTATGGTTCTGTTATTTTAACAACAGATGGTTCTTCTGCATTTTATATTATAGGCACAAACTAATGGGGAAATTAAGTTTAAATAATGGTGTCTGGACTTTAGGCGATGATGAGAGTTTTAGTCCGGTGTCTATGAATGTTATTGATTTAACAGACACCTCTACTTGGACATTGTTAGAGCCAGATGCCATGACCTATAATAGTGTTGGTACTGATGGGAGCGGCGTAACAACATTTATTTTTGATGCTCTTGGAACTGGAAATGCAAAATATTCTTTTTCCGGGGCCAATGCTTCATGGCCAAGACACTATGCAAACTTAAATGATTCAAACGGAACAAGACTTACCACTAATGATGCTTTCTTGTTGGCTGTTCGTCTTTCTTCTTTTTCTAATCCACCAAATGACGATTTCAGAATTGCTGTTGGTTGTTGCGTCAGCCCAACTTCTATTTTAACCACAGATTTTGATGGATATGGGATCGGAATGAGAATGGACGCTACACAGCATGATGGCTTGCAGGTTTATTTAGATAGCACAAGTGGAAACGCCGTTGGCTTTAGTCCCGATACTTCTGATACAATTTATGGTGTTGTTACGAGAACTGCTGAAAGACATGCCAGTAATACAGTTTTTGGAGAAGCAAGTGACGCTTCAATAGCGAGCGCCCAATATACAGTTAAAAGCTCAACAGCAATAAGCACAGGACAAAATTGGAGTCTTTTTGTTGCTTCGTCAATGTTTGCAAATCTTGGAACAATAAATGCGGCAGAAAGCTTTGCGCTTAAATTAGAATATCAAGTAATAAGGTTAAGATAAAATGGCTATGGAAGTTATAAATAATTCGCATCAATATGCAAGCGTCTCATATGCAGATGAAACTACAGAAGATTCTATAATAATTCAGCTTTCTGTCCCTTTATCAGAAATTCAACAATTATTGGATTCTTATGACCAAGCATCGGCCACTTCACCTTCTGCCGCAGACAGCAGAGTGATTGCAAGAATAGTTTTGGATGCATTAAAAAAAGTAGTCGAAGGCTAAAAAAGTCGTTTTAAAAAATATTATACTATTTATTTTCGTATTTTAGGAGTTTTTATTTTATGTCCCTAATAGAGCAGGCAATCGTAGACGCTAAGGCGCTTAAAGAAGCAGCATTAAAAAATGCTGAAGATGCTGTTATTAACAAATATTCTGCTGAAGTCAAAAAGACTTTAGATATGATGTTGGAACAAGAAGATGTTTTAGGTCTTGGTGATGAGCTTGGTGGTGAAGCTACCGAAGCCCCAGATGACGATTTTCAAGAAGAAATTGAAGATGTTCAGTATGCAGCAGAAAATGATATTAGTTCTTTGGAAACAAATGACCTTGCATCTCAGTCTCTTAACACTGGAGAGACGCAGGTTATAAATCTAGATCTTGGTGCTTTAAAAGAACATATTCAAAAACTCAGAGAAAGCTCAGAAGAAGTTGAGGAAATCAACGAAGAAGATGAGCAAGAATTATATGAATTTGTTGAAGAAGACGAAGCATTAGAAGAAGAGATTGAAGTCAGCGAAGAAGACTTGGCTGAAGCAATCAAAGAAATGTTGACTGTTGACATGGGTGCTACACTCTCCGGTTGGGCTGGTCGCTCGTCTGAAGACAAGAAACATCAAATGGAGTTGGAGATGGCTCATCGTCGTTCCACAGAACTTCAGCAAGAATTAGAAGATTTAAAGAAAGCGCAGGAAGAGCTTGTTTTTGAAAACAAGAAACTCACCAGCGAACTTTCAAAATATAATAAAGCAATTGGCGAACTAAAGGAAAGCGTTAATGATATTAATCTTTCCAATGCTCGTCTACTATATACCAATCGCGTATTAAGAGATACCTCCTTGAATGAGCGACAAAAAAATAAAATTGTCGAAGCTATTTCTAAATCTGATTCGGTAGCGGAAGCAAGAACGATATTCAATGCGCTTCAAAGCACAGTGCAGTCTACACCAAAGGCTGGCCCACAATCACTGAGCGAGGCTATTCATCGTCCTTCTTCACTTATTCGTGCGACTCGTAAAGAGTCAACAGAGCCAACTGATATCTTTGCAGAAAGAATGAAGAAGTTGGCAGGCATTAAATAATTATTTTAGGAGGTATAAATAATGTCTATTATAGAGAGATTGACCGAAGGTGTTGTCAATCGTGATATGAAGGCCGAAGGTGCTGCTCTTCTCAATAAGTGGAAGCGCACTGGTCTACTTGAGGGTCTTTCCAATGACCGTTCCCGTCAGAGCATGGCTCGCCTGCTCGAAAATCAGGCAAAGGAGCTTCTTCGTGAGTCTTCTTCGATGTCTGCTGGTGATGTTGAAGGTTTTGCTTCTGTCGCTTTCCCAATTGTTCGTCGCGTTTTCGCTGGTCTTATCGCCAATGATCTCGTCAGCGTTCAGCCAATGAGCCTCCCAGCAGGACTCATTTTCTTCCTTGACTTTGTGTTCTCGCCTGATCTAAATGGTGTTGCACAGACTGGCAGCAGAACTGGTAACTCTTATGAAAAGTCCATTTATGGTACAAATCAGGTTGGTTCGCAAGTCACTGGTGGCGTTGACCTTGTTAGCAGCGTTGGGGCAGACTTCTCTGGTCCTCGTAGTGCTACTGCTCGCGGCTATGCTTATGCATCCCCAACTTCTTCGATGGAAGTCGCAGCCGGTACTTTAAGAAATGTTCAGGCTTTCTCGCTTGATGCTGCTACAAATTCCGAAAAGAAGATTATCCAATATGACCCTGATCTTCTTGGTCTTAGTGGTTCTGGAACCACCCATGCTGTTGCTATTATCACTGTTCCCGCTGGCTCGATCCCAACAGATCTTGACACCGATAACTTTGCTCCAGTTCAGCTAAATGATGGCTCCATCACTGGTCAGACTGGTCTTGGTTCCGCTTTGACAAATGCCAATCAGGTTCGTCGTCTAACCCGTACAGCAACCGCAGCAGATGTCAATTCTGGAGTTATTACAAGCTTGGCTGCTGGCGACTTAATGTTCTTTGTGTCCGCTGTTTCCGGTACAGGTACAACCCAGATTAATGTTGGTGCTGCTGATAACCAGTCTGCTGCTGCTGCACTGACTGCTTCGTATGCCCTTGTTGATAATATTACTTCTGGTGGTGCTCTTGGTACTGTTGTTGGTGCTGCTGAGTGGGGTCTTGAAGGTTCTGCTGAGATTCCAGAAATCGACATCAAGGTTGACTCTATCGCTGTTACCGCTCAGACCAAGAAGCTCAAGGCGAAGTGGACTCCAGAACTCGGTCAGGATCTCAATGCATACCACAACCTCGACGCTGAAGTCGAGCTAACCGGTATTCTCTCTGAGCAAATTGCACTTGAAATTGACCGTGAGATCCTTGCTGACCTCGTTAACGGCGCAACCGCTGCTACCTATTACTGGTCGCGTTCTCCGGGTCTTTTCGTTAACCGCGAAACTGGTGCTGAGATTGGTGCTTCTGCTGCTGCTCCTGACTTCACTGGTACTGTCAGTGAGTGGTACGAGACACTTGTTGAAACAATCAACGATGTTTCTGCTCAGATTCACCGCAAGACCCTTCGTGGTGGTGCCAAC